TTGTTAATATACTCTTATTATATACTATTCCACGGCAGATTCAAGCACTATCGGGCATATATGCCATTTTATCCTATTGATTTCATTGAGTTTTTTATTTAAATTAGAAGTGTTGCATAAAAGACACACTAAAAATGCGTATTTTAAGGTGATTCTAAGTGATTTTTGAGTGTTTTTATGAGTCCTAGGGCGTTCTTATAACTATGATTCGTTATGTGTATTTTAAAATCTCTATTTGTCGATAGAATTATCTAGGTTTGATACTTGTATCCCTCTTAGATAGTGTCTTTCTGGATGATAAGAATCTCTAATCATCTTTTTTAAAATTTTAATTATGAGCACTCTAAATGTTGCCATAATCACGCCTTAGGTTTTAGTGAAGTTTGAGATATCAAATCAAATTTCGGAGTTGTTACGCATCCATTGGATGTCGTATGCTTCTATTTAGACAAAATTGGATTTTCACTAATTTCTGGCTGATATTTGCAAATGTAATACGCATCCACAACATCTGTAGCAGGTGATGTATATTTACATTCGAACATATCTAATACATTGAGACCAGTATCTAAGGCGAACTGCTCAGTCATTGCTTCTTTATTAGAATTACCTTTACCTGTAGCATACTTCTTTATAACAGAAGGTGCAAGTAGATTATAGTCCCAGTTATTTAGATAGAGTTTGTGTTTGAGTAGTCCCATATTCTCAGCAATATGAAAGACTCTGCCCTTTGAGGCATAAGAGTAATCTTCTAGATTGATAGTATGATTCTTCTTAGAAGCCATCGATTTAGGATAGTATGAGTTGATTATATCTACAACCCAATCTGCGATATTCTCATATCGTTCAGGTTCAGACGAATATGGTTTATGTTCAGTACCCTCGAAGGATACACCATTGTGCTTGTATGCACCCACAAATTTCTTTCTAGTTGTTAGATAGTAGAACTTACAATCTTCGTATCTGAATTCATCAGTACTAGTGTTTATGCATACTCCAGGACAACTTAGACTGTAATCAATCCCAATCTTCATCTATGTCTGTTTTTATTTCAATTTCTTCTTCGTGTTCGTGACTACAGAATGGACAAAATTGTTCCACATAATCTTCTGGCAGTTCGTGTTTAACTGTATATTCTGCGGAACAGTTATCGCATTTCTTTTCTAATGTCATTAAATTCCTGCTGGTTGTGAAGTGATGTCTACAATCTCACAAGCGCCTGCTGTACAAGCAAGTTCTTGAGTACCAGTTGTATTATCATCATTTTCGTAATTTTTTAGTTTTTCAAAGTCAACTGACTTAGGCATTAACTTTTTAAGTTCATTATACTTTTCTTTATCTATATCTTGATAAGGTGCTTGTTGATATGTATGGTCAGAATGAGGTAAGAAACTTACACCAGATACTTCGTCAAAGTGTTTATACACCCACGCACCAACTTCCATCCATTCAGAGTCTCTTACTGATATTGTGCAAGAAGGTTTATGTTCACACCAGTTTCTTTGATATTTTAACCAAATCTCTAACTGTTCGATAGCAGTAAACTCATCCCTTGTAACTGCACCTTTAGGTGAAGCAGTAGGAAAAGAGAATACACTAACTGAAGTAGGATTCATTACATCTGGTTCATTTGGTATACCTTGATCTTTCATCATTTGAGTTAGTGGGTCTTTATTATCACCTCTTACAGTTCTAATATAATAATCACTATGTCTTGTATGAATACCTGAAGCACTATCAACTAACTGACTGACTGTGCCAGAAGGTTTGATACAAGTTGTAGCAGCTGATTGAGGTATCTTGAGTTTCTTTGCAAAATCTTTATTAGTTTCTACTGCCATTTCTCGCATAGACTTTAATAGTTTAGGATCTGCTTCAATCGTTAATTGATTGTCCATAATACCTGTGAGTGATACACCAAGTAGTCTTTCTTCTTCTGTATTGTCTCTCCATATCTTTCTTAGATATTTAATATCTGTAAGTGTAGATTGATATGTACCTAGTTGACTTGCAAGTCTAACTTTTCTTTTTAAATCTTTTGATTCATCTATAGCACGAATGACTACTTCTGTTAGATTACAAAATTGATATGGTCTTAATATGATTTCTGAACAAGGGTTAGTACCAAATTCATGGTTAGGATCTCTACGACCATTTTCTGCAACTTTCTTTTTCGCAGCCTCACGATTAAAGATACCTCTCTCGCCTGATTTAGAATCATATAATGATTTCCATTCATGCATAAACAATCCCATATCAGGAGTACGAGTATAACAAGCAGAGTTGTTTGCCAATGCTCTTTGACTATTCATCTCCCACCATTGTCCCATTTTCGCTTTACGAACTCTATCATCTTGAATATTACTTAGTGAGATTAGTGCTGATCTTCTTACACCACCAACTACAACTACTTCACCTACTTTACACACTAGGTCATGGCATTCTAAACTATCAAGTTTTCTACCAGCAGAATCTCTAAATGTATTGATTGCAAAATCAAATAGATTAACTAATGGTTGAGGACCAGAAGCACGACCACCAAAAGTTTTAAGTCTTGCACCAGCAGGTCTGATTTTAGATACATCAATCTTAGGTATCTGACCAGAGTATAACATAGCGATTAGTTCTTTGAATGATCTTGCCCATCCTGTTTTACTATCTTCTACTACGATTATTGTTTCTGATTTTTCAACACGCTCAGCAACTGTTGGCAACTTGTCTACAAGTTCTCTTTCTACTGAAAAACCAACTCCAGTGCCACATAATAGTATATACATTACTTCATCAAATGATCTTACATTGTCAATAGGAATATAACTACAATTGTAACCAGCAGTATGGTCTCTATCTAATGCAGGCCCAGCAGTCATCAATGCTCTCATAGAAGGCATTACATCTAGATTTAGAACTGCTTCTTCTAGTTCTTCTCTATTAGGTATACTATGTTTATGATTTTCTTTTAGATGATTTGCCATGAAATCAAAGTATCTTGTTACAGTTTCAGGCCAACTCTCTCTCTTTTTATCCTCATCTACAAACCTCGCATATCTTGATTTATGAATGTATTGTTGATAGCTTGTAGGTAGATGATTCGACATAGGGGTTATATCCTTTTCCATTGGTTTATTTGTTGAAGTGCTGAAAGTCCGCTAAATGTATTACTATATATAAGACTTGCCACTTGTGTTTGGGTCTTTCCTGCAATTATCATATCATTTATGTCTTTGTTTTGTAAAGACTTTGGCCAGATGACCAAATTAAATTTTTCATCTACAGCCTTAATCATACGGTCTACAATATGTTTGTTTCTAGGTTCATTATCAAAGATCATAGTGCATTGAGTGTGTTGTATATTTACAACAGCATCAGCCCCAGCGAGTGCAATTGCATTGTCAACAAACAAACTATCGATAGGACCTTCTGTTATCATCACAGGTTTATTCAAATCAACTCTATCTAAACCATAGATTTTTTGTTTAGACTCATCAAATTTGATTGTGATATACTTAGGTTGCTCTTTACCAAATGCACGACCTTGAAATGCAAAGAATTTACCTGCTCTATCATAGAAAGGTATTACAATTCTAGGGTGATCTTGTCTTGTATCTGGAAACTTATTAGGTATAATACTATTAGTCCACTCATAGAAGTTAGGACAGAAGAAAAACTTATCCCAATGTTCTTTAGGTATAAGTCTTTTGTATAGTACTTGTTTTGCTGGGTGAGTTGTGACTAACTTATCATATCGAATGAGTGTGTCAAGTTGTCGCTCAACTCTATCTTTTATTTTTAGTTCTTTTGAAGGAGTAAAATCAAGTTCAGTCTTTTCTTCACTTACTCTACCATCTTTGAATCGTTCAAAGATATATTCTTTATGTAGAAGTGGATCAATAAACTTAATGAGATTGCCGAGTGATTGGCCCATACCGCAGTTATGGCATTTGAAAAACAGTTCATTCTTCTTCTCATACACAAACCCCCTTGCCTTGTTAGATGACTTTTTAGAGTCACCACAATGCGGACATCTAAAGTTAAATAGTTTATCCGATTTTCTTTTGAATTTTGGAAGTCTTGTAGATAAAAGATTGAGAAATTTAATATCTATATAAGATGACATCTATACATTATAACAAAAATTGGTTGAAAAGTCAAGCAATCATTTCGAAGAATACTGGGTTATTCATCAGTAATCCTACCATAATGGCACAACCTATGATTACCCATCGCCACTTCTCTAACATACCAACTCTATTATCTAACCCAGCTCTGATACCACGAATTTCTTCCATTATCTTTGCTTCAGATAACGAGTGCATTTCTCTTAGATACTTACTCTCGGTATTTATTCTGGAATGCAATTCCTTGAGATCATTGTCCCATTCTTTTCTTCGAGACTCTAAAGTGATAAAGATATCCTCATCTGTTTGCTCTGCCTTAGATAGTTTAGTTTCTTGTTGTATTAACATACCCTTTAAAGATATGGCACAATCAGATAGTTTTTCAATAGCAACTTCTAGTCTGTGATGAATATTCTCGCTTGCCTCTGCATCCTTTTCTAATAAAGCTATCTTAGTATTGATTTTTTCTAAATCTGACATACTAATATTTATCTATTCTGAAGGTTGTGGTTCGTAATATTCCTGATATGAAATGATAATTTGTCTCTGTTCTGCAATCACTTTTCTTATGTCTGCATAGTTTATTGCCAATGCTTGATAACCTTTATCTGTAAGTGCAAATAGTACAGGTTGTTTACCATCTGCTGTAAGTTTATCAAAGACCTCTTGATAGTTGTCTTTGTTAATTACAATCCACTCTACATCATTTGAAGTAAGTGGGTTAGGTAAGTCTAGATTAAGAGATGGTTTTGCAATAGCAACTTTTACTGTTTCTATTTTCTTAATACCAGCACAAGCAGTCATTAGAAACATTGTTAATACTATAATTAATACTCTCATTTTAAACTCTCTATCAATGCAGGGCATTGTTTATTATAATCATCTTGCTCAACAAGAGGAGAACCAGAAGCAATCTCTATACATCTATTTACATGACGAACAGCTTTGTTGATAACTTTCTGTGCTGCCTCAGGATTTTCCATACCCCAAGTTGCGATATCATACTTAGCAAACTTCTTAGTAAGTTCGTCATTGTCTTTTTGAAGCACTTCTAGTTTAGCACTTAGTTCTTTATTTGTAGTTAAGATATTTTCGTATGACTCTTTTTGTTGAGTTATAACTTCTTGTTGCTCATTGATAGCAGTTTCTAGTTGTATTTGATTTGCTTTAAGTACAGCATTGTCTGCTTTAAGTTTATATACATAAGCAAATCCACCAGCAATACCTACTGCCGCAATCAACATTATAATAAGTTTTATTTTAAACATTATTTTTCTAATTTAATTATTCTTTTTTCTAACTCTACTACTCGTTTTATAGAGTTTCTTTCTATCTCGTCAATCTTTTTAGTAACATATGGATACTTCTTTCTCCATGCGTCATCTGGTTGTTGTAACCAAGTTAATCCCCAGCGTTCAACTAGATAGTCTGCAAATGTATCAAACTTACCATACATCCAAAGACCTATTCTTGTACCTTTAAAGTATGTTGAAAATGCAAGACCGAATAATGACCCGACTAATGCTGTGTAAATCCACAATCTGTTAGTTGCCATATCATTAATTATTTCCCACATTATTTCATCTCCTGAAATTTACATAGTTTATGATATGTAGATATATCATGGTCACTAAAAGAATCAAATGAAAGTGTAAATATACCTTTAATCATTCCTTTAAACCATTCTACTAATTTTTTCTTAAATGTTGGATTTACTGATACTTCACTATCTGTATCAAAGTACATAAATTTTCCATTATGTCTGAAACCCATAAACGCAGGTGGTATTCTAGTCACCAAATCGTTATTGTTTCTAAATCTATAATGAGTGAACTTCTGCATAGAATTCCACTTCTTACTTCCAACTCTAGGCGATCCGTATGTGTATAAAACTACATCTGGATTGTTTAATCTACCTGCAACTAGTGTAGCAAGAGCAGCACCTAGACTATGACCTGTTATGAATATTTGTTTTTGATTTGTATTACATTTTTCCATATGTTCTTTAATGTTTTTCCAAACATCATTCAGAGCATATTTGAAACCTCTATGAACTTTACCTTCTACATGACCATCGACAGTTGATGAATTAACTTTCTTAACATCTAAATCTGCTTTGATATCTTGCCATTCATTAGGTTGTGTTCCTCTAAAAACTAATATGAAATTATCTTTACCGTTAAGAGCATATGCTTGAGTACCACCAAAGTCAAAGTATTTGATAGTCCAAGATTTATCTGCTATAGCGTCTTTAAATTTTACTTCGCTGTCATAACAATACTTGGACAACTCTGCCATATAAGAGGCTGTTGTCCAAGTAAAGTTAGATGATAGTTCAGTTAACTTATTATCATCCATGTTAGAATCCTTATTGTGATTTAACTATTGTATAGATACCCCAAACGAGTCCTGCCCAAGCAGCCCATTTAGCAATACCGCCAAGTAGAATTACACAAAGACATCCACCGATAAGCATTCCGCCATCCCAAGATGTTCTTTCTTTAAATCTATCTCCGCACCAATTTTTTACTGTTGTTAACATAATTGTCTCCTTATTTTTTTGATATCTTTTTCTTCTTCATAATCTTATCTTTAGATACACTTTCTTTCTTCCGTAAAGGTTTACCAGAAATAAGTGAACCTAAAGGTTTCAAATAACTTGTAGCAGGAACTTGTAGTCCCATACTATATTCTTTTACAAAATCTTTATAAGACTTACTCATTGTCCTCTTACTTTTTTCGCAAGGTCACTATCTGCCTTACCCCAAGTACCAGGACTCTTTGTTATAAAAGAATTAATTCTTGCAAACGCCCATTGTTGTTGCGTTGTACCAGGTCTATGTCCACCTTTCCAAGCAGCCATACCTCTATCGTAAACTTTTTTGAGAATTGAATAAGGCATCCCTGATTTCTTCGCCTTATTAGTTATACCTTTGATTTCTTCCATTACAAACTCTTCACCATACATCTGTTTATATTTTTTTGTGTACTTAGATAGTTTAGTCTTAGCGTCTTTATCGCCAGGAGCTGGTTTGTAATCATCATTATCATCTGATTTTTTGTAGTCTTGTTTAGAGAAATGTTTTGCTCTTTTCTCTTTTTCTGACTTTGATAATGTTTTGTAATATTTTTTAGGTTGAGTACCGTCTTTAGATTTGACATCTGGATCTTGTGCGACACCTTCTTGATTGTATCGATTATCAGAGTTACCAAAGTTAGGAACATCTTTAGAACCAACTGCCATTGCTTTGAGTTGTTTCTTGCGTTCAGTTATTTCATCTTTAGGATATTCTAAAGTTGGAATCAGTCTATCGATTGTTTCTTTAATCTTAAATCTTCTTAGTAGACGATCTCTCATCTCTTTTCTTTTTTTAACGATTACAGTTGAACTATCATCACCTGTGCCTGTAACGGCAGTACCAGTTGCATTTACTGGAGCGTCTTCTTCTATTTTAGACATATAAATCCTCAGTTGTTAAATAAACATCTTGATACTTGAATACATCATACCCAAGTATATTGTCTGTAGCCGTCTTAAAATCAATCGTATCGTCTTTATTTATGACTATCTCGCCATCTAGATCATATATATCGTGTCTGACTTTATACTGACCTTCAACTAAAGGTTCACCGTAACCCTCATTCATTTCAAATTCAAATCCGTTTTCTTTTAAGTACTTATACACTTCTTTTTCGAGTTGCTCAGTAGTCTCGGTTTCTTCTTTTAAGAAAGCAATTGCCGCAGCAGCTGCTGTTCCCAATGCACCACGAATACCCACTTTACTCAATAGTCTTTTCAAATTAAACACAAAACGAATCAATAAAGTATAAGATTTCAACATTTGAGTTTTTGTAAAACTACTATCCATCTTCTTGATCTGCTTCATCTTGAGTAAAACTTTACCCTTCTCATCAATAATACCAAGTTTAAATGCTTTAGTTTTATTGAATGGTGTAACCAATAGTTTTAGTACTCTATATGTTATCAGGGCGTCAACTACTCTACTCATTAAATCTTTCCTAGTTCTACTAATACTTTTCTATCAATAGGTGTATGTATTAAGTCCGTCTCTGGCATAAAGTGTAGATACACCAAAAATGTCTTTAATATTATCCAATGATTTTTCTCTATTTTGAAGTACAGGAGGGTTGTTGCGGCATCTACACCGAATACATTTGTTAGAATGATTATATGATTTATAATCAGTCTTGCCTTTAAGTCCTTAGATGTTTCATATTTTCTAAATAGGCGTTTCAAGTATTTGAAACGCTTCATATCATCTAAAAATTCCTGTTCATCAACACAAGAGGGGTTATCATATTGTTTCATAGCGAACATATTAATATTCTCAGGCGTCAAAGTTGAAAAATCAACCATTATAAAATCACCAATCTAAAATCGTATTATACTAAATTTGCAAAAACCTTATATGTGTTATTTGCTTGTTTTTCCCAATTGAACTCTAACTTTAATCCGCCATCTTTCTTATGAGAAATTCCGTCACCATTTTCTATTTCAGTTCCATCAGACATAGGTCCGTTAGAATTGTCTGTAGTCTTTCCATATCTACCACCGAATTGATTTACTTCAACAGTAGTATTACCTTTATCACCTTCGATATTAGGTAATCTAAAATTTAGTCCCACAGTACCTAGTCGCATAGCCAATTGCTCGACTGCTGCATTTGGTTGTAAATATTCTTTATCTGCTAATGCACCAACATAACCATTAAGTTTTTGTAGTGCAAGAGGATCTTGAACATTAAAAGCTGCATGAGTTTCATCTTCCGCTTGTTTTAAAGCACCAGCGTCAGTATAAGCCTCGTTGTATTGTTTAAAACTTTTCATTATTTCTTTTCCTTAATCTGTTTTTTTGAATCTTTGTCAAGTTCCTCTTCCTCAATTAGTTCAGCATTAGGATTACTCTCTAAAATCTCTTGTAAAGGTTGAGAACTGTTATCTTTCTTTTCCATAATTATCTTTCTATGAAGTTGCGATATTAAGTGCTGCTGCCTTTTCTTCTGGCATTACGTCACTTTCTTCTTCTTCTTTAATAAACATTTCAACTTGTTGTAGGGCACCGCCCATTGCATTTCGTTGATCTTTTAAGTTTACTACTTGTTTTTCGCCTTCAAAAATATTTTTAGTTAGGTCGTCATAATTCTTTGCGAGTTCTTCTCGTCTTGTTTTCAGTTTATCTAATGATATAGTCATTTGTATTCTCCATGTTAAGTTAAGGAGGGGGCGAACCCCCTCCTCATAGTCTTAGTTATTACTGACTAATATTATGCGTCAGTAAATGTTGGAACAGTAGCATCAGAAACGAAACCTGACACATGATAGACAGTAGCTGAAGCGCCAACTAGGTCTATAACGTATGAAGCAGGTGTTATTAATGAAATTATACTGTTTGAGTTACCATCTGAAAACACAACAGCGTTAGTGTCACCATCAGTATCTAGGTGAGTTAAAGCACCTTTGAAAAAGATAGTATTACCAGCAGTCTTAATGATGTGGTCAGTAGCGTCTGCAGCTTCACCACCGTAAATAAATCTGAAAGTCAAACCAGCACTTGGTGTTGGTAATGTTACAGTTGTATTTTGTCCAGTGTTAGGGAAGACGTTTGTTCTTCCACCATTAGTAGCAGCAGTTGCTGTAATTGCAGCAGTATCAGCTAAAGCAACAGGTGCCGCTAAAGCGTTAACCATTTCAGCAATCGTTACTTTTTTATTAATTGGCGTTCCAGAAGGATCATCAACTACATGAAGCAAGTCTTCTCTTGCAGTAGCAACTCCTAATGAAGTTAATGCCGTGATTTTTTTATCAGCCATTTTATTATTTCTCCATATTTAAACCCCTTATGTATTCGGGGAATGTTAGCCCAGACATTGAAATTATCTCGTCAGGGATCAAATGCAAAGGGGCGAAATTGCCCCTCTACAAATTATTTATAAGACTTATTACCACTTATTATAAAGTAGTAACGCCTTTTAGTATTTCAGCACTTCCAGAAGCAGAACCTGATTGTGTTTCTGTTACTAAACCAGAAGCGTCAGTAGTAAATTCTTCAGCCCCTACTCTAACATCTCCACCACTAGTATCTTCATTGATAATAAATCCATCGTTGTCCTCTAATAGTCCAACTCTTCCGATTTGTGTATCAACACCAAAACCAGTTCTATATGCTTGATCTCCAACAACACTAGTTGCACCGTCAGCGCCTTCTAATGACATTGAAACACTATTCTGTTCAATACCCTCACCTGCGTCAGCAGAAAACAATAAGTTAATATTGTCTGCAACTGTAATTGGTTCTGAAACTGTAAATTCAGTTTGATCCTCAACCGCTGTGATTGTTAATGTATTATCTGTACTTATTCCTGTATCACTATCGAAAGCAGCAGTAATTGAAGCAGCAGGTGTTCCACCAGCGCCATTTACTGTAACTACTTGTCCAACAGCGATTGTTCCACTAACACCATCAACTGTAACTGTTGTTGAAGCTGTTAATGCACCAGCAACTGTACCAGAAGCACCACCAGAGGCATCTAAGACGATACTATCGTCTGCTTGACCGCCATCTGTTTCTGACAATATACCAGAAAAAGTTTCATCATCTGATTGCATTGTTGCAGTACCGTTTACATGAATAAAGTTATCATGGAATGCTAAGAAACCTGCAGCAGTCTGACTTCTTCTTCCTCTGAATGTTATTGCATTTGTTCCTGTACCAGACTTATATTGACACGCAATAGTACCGTCTGACGCCATGTCAGTTGCACCTAATTCTGTTAGTAGAATAAATACTTTGTTTGTTATAGTTTGGTTAGCTGTAGCAGCCGCACTAGTAACTGTAATGTTTTCATCAAATGTTAGAATTAAATCAAAGTCTGCAGCATCAGCGTAAGCGCCATCAGCCCAGTCAATTGACATTAAGTTTCCAGATTTGAATGTTACCGATAAATTTCTAATTGCTATTAAAATCTCTGGGTCTGCACTTGTATTATCGTTACCTGTTGCAGCAGAAGCCACACCTGGTTGCATTACCCATCCTTTAGAAGTTGCAGCTACAAATTCTCGGGAGTATGTGGAGTTAGAATCCATAGGTAGATTCTTAGGTCTACTTTCAGCTCCACTCGTTTTTCCCCATATTGCCATTTTAATCTCTCCTTATTAATAAGTTGTATTTCGTTTGTTATATAACACTACTATTTATCAAAATCCTAATCTCTTCAGCTGGGAAATAGTGTTTGAAGCAGAAGTATGTAGTATACCAATGCCCCCAGCGGCTTTAAATTGATCGACATTTTTAGGATAGTCATCAATTAAGATTGCAGGTTGTCTTTTATCATCACTACTTTTCATGGCAAAGTCTTTCTTTTCTCTACGCCTCACTAAATTTATCATAAAATTTTGCGTGTACCCTAAATTTTTTCTTAACCATTTCATTTTACCTGGTTTACAATTAGGATCTTCAATCGTGTATGCAGATAAGATATGTGGATTATATTTTTTAATATAATTCCAAAGTTGTTTTCCATCTCTCATCCATGGCATATTTGACCAAAAGTTTTTAGTATTTCTTATCTTCTTCCAATGTTTATCAGTCTCATCTTGGGTGAATGTCGTACCTGTTGCCATTTTAGCAGCAACCATAAAGTCAGCCAAGACTCCATCCATATCACAGTAGATACGAGGCAAATCTCCTTTTGCCTCTCGATAAAGAATTCGATAATCTTTCATAGACTATCCTAAGTTAGAAGTAGGAGTTTTATTTCCGCCTGAAAATTGACCTATATCCATATCTGGATCAATATCAACTTTAGTCTTACCACCAACTTTAATTTCTTTTTTCTGTTTAACTCTATTAAGAACATCTTTTACTTTTTTCTTAGCTGTCTTGTCGAGTAGTGCAGCCGCAATGCCAGTTCGTAAAGGTACTTCACCAGTTATTGGATTAGGTTCAGGTTTTACACTCTTATTCTTTTCGTTTTCAAGTTGTGCCTTTAAAACACCAATTTGACCTGTTAAGGCAACTATCTGTCTTTCTAATTTATCGGTGTCTTTTTCTTTTGATAGTTTTGTTTTTAAGTCAACAACTTTATTAGAATCATCATCTTTTGCTCTGATCTTTGCAATCTTAACACCGGGTGCATTGTCTTTTTCTATTGGTGGAATCTCTTTTGCTTCATTAGTAGAAGGCACTAAGAGATAATCTCTTAATTTATTCATACTATTTGCTGCAATTGCAATCTTATTCATCCACCAACTTGGTAAATCACCTTCTGGATTCATACCTTGAAGTTTAGATAACATTTCAGAAGCGTCCTCTATTGCTGTTTTACATTGTCTAACAGCAGAGGCAACATCCGTATGGCCATCTTCTTGTAGTTTACTGATCTCTCTAAGAGCTTCAGTAAATGTTTTACCGTATTTCATATTTTTCCTTAGTCAGTTTTTTTAGTTGAAACAGATTTTAAAATTGCTGCTTCTAATGAACCTTCTTTTGTTGGTAAGTATTTTTCGCCATACATACCTTTTATATTTTGCTTACCTTTTTGTACTTCTCTCATTGCCTTCATCATTTCCATTCCAGCAGTTTTCATAGCGTACATAGGGTTAGCGTCTTTCATAGCATTCATTCTTTTCTTAGCAGTTTCTTTTTTCATTGTTTCGTCTTTTTTCATCATTGCCGCCTTCATAGTTTCCATACTTGGCGTTTCTGTATCATCATTATTTTTTGCCATGTCCATTTCCATTGTCTTCATTGCTCTGATATCATCTTCCGAATTCTTTTTAATCATATCTTGTCTCGGATCTTGACTATGCATAGCATTCATTTTCTTTGGATCAGTCATAGCGTTCATTTTCGTAGCATTCATAGGTTTCGTTTCAGCCATTTCTTTCATAGCAGTAATATTCATACTATTCATACTACCATACTCGTTCATCTTTTTCTTCATTATTTCCATCATTTCTTTTTTCATTTCACTAGACATATCAGCCATTTCAGGCATCTTATTCATAGCATTCATTATTTCTTTTTTCATTGTTTCTACTTTAGTAGGATCTGTTTCTGCTTTCAACTCTTTCATTTCTTTTTCTTTTTTAGAAATTGCGATTGCTGCTTGTTGTGCAGGTGAATCTGCTTGTTCTTTTTTAGTTCTTAGTTTTGCTAAATCTTCACCGTCAATTTTGCCATTCTTATTCATATCCATTTTTTTCTGTTTATCAGAAAGTTCTTCTTTTTTATCACCTTGTTTAGCAAGAATTGATTTTTGTAATGCAGGTGGTAGTTTCTTTTGTCCTGCTGTTAGTCCTTCTTCTAGACTATCGACATAACTAAAGAATGCCTTCTGTTCTTCTACCGACTTTAATTCATCTAGGGAGTTAATCCCAAGTTCTTCCATAGCCGCTTTGAAGTTACCTTTGTAAGATTCGTTCATTTCGTTCTCTCCCTTTATTAAATTTTCTGCAACACCTAGTTTCTTTTTAACCATGTTTGTTGCGGTTGCAAATCGTACACTATCACCATCTTTACCATATCGTTTGATAAAATCACTCTTAGGTAAGTCATCTGCTTTTTTGTGTACCATTTTAATTTGTGTTTTGCTTAAGTCTGCTTCGTCTTTTAAATCTTTGGTTAAAGACTTGACTTGACCCTGATGTGCTTTAACAGCTTTCTTTAGTTGTTTCACTACATCATCTACTGACTTTTCATCTTCTTTATCTAGACCCTCTTTTGGTCCATAACCTTTAGGTGTTACATCTGTTATTTTAAAATTCTTTTTACCTTGACGATCAATCATATCTTGATATTTCTTTTGTGTCTTAGGATCTTTAAAGTTTCCATCTTTATTAAATAGTTTTGCAAGGTGTGGAGGTAATCCTTGACCTTGGTGTGCTTCCATCATTTCATTAACACTTACATCAAAAGAAGTCCAGTCACCAGTTTTGAATGCTTCTTCTAAAGAAACACATATACATTCTTCACCGCCACAATCTTCACATACTTTAACTGTCATTTCATTTGTACATTGACACTCTCCGCCATTGCAAGTAGGACAATCATCATCCATACTCTCTCTTATAGGACCAACTTTGTATTGTTTAGCCATTGTAGCAAGTGATTCTAAATCTGATTTACTACCAACAAATGTTAGAAAGTCTGGATTACTATCAGAACCATATGCAACTACACTAGGTAAAACTTTTTTGATTGTAGATCTAAATGCTGTTCTATGTGAAAGAGTTTTAATATTTGAAACTTGCATTTTTGATTCTACTAATTCTTCTTTGACACAATTAGGAACTTGACGATCACCTTTCTTTTTCATACCAACTTGTTTATATCCTACCCAACACGCCTCTTGTTGTAGTTCATCTGCCTCTGCCATGTCTAATGGTTCTTTAAAGTCTGTCCATTTCTTTCCATGTTTTATAACTAGTTTAGATTTAGCACTAGTTGATAGAAAAGGTACATCACCCTTTGCTAATTTCATAAGCATATCAACCGAATAAGTATTTAATATAGAGTTCATTTTTTTGATTTGATCCATTGACATAGTTTTGCCTTTTAATGGTTCATACTCTTTTTTGAGTCTCGCCATTTGAGCAGTAGTAAACTCTCTTAAATTTTTAAACTTTTTGGTCACGGAGTTGGTCCACCTTTACTTTTTAATCCTAGTGATTGATTTGTTTTTTCAACAGCAGTAATTTCTGTATCTTCAAGATAACCACCACCGCCTGGTCCTATTTTTCTTTGCTTTCTTAACTTCTCAAGTTCATCCACTGCTACATCTTCAGCGTCATCTTCGCTTTTAGCATTAACAACAATTCGAATATTGTGATCGTATGAATTGATACCCTTATAACCTGTTGTTGCTTCTACTTCATATCTTGCTTCATTGACTTGTACTTCTTCTGCCTGTAACCAACCTTTTACTTTGTAAGTTGGCCATTCAGATTTATCTATGACGATAACTTTACTATTTTTAACAATTTTTAGTTCTGTTTTTGGATCTCTAAATTGTCTTGCTTCTTCTAATGCTTCACGCATTGTCTTAAAATATTTTGTCATTGTAGTTGATTCCTCATCTTTATAAGTGCTTTATCGAGTTCTTCTTTCCAACTCTCACCGTATCGTTTCTTATATTTATCTATTGTATCACCTTCATTGGCAAATTTTTCAATATCTTTTTCATCTATCTTCATAGTGTATCTTCTAAAATTCTGTATCGGTTGACCTGGGGTCATTGACATAGTATGATGAGCAGACTGATCTGTACCTATTTCATAGTATTCTAGTAGTCCCATTGCTGTTAATACATCTTGAAACTCACGAAATCCAACACCAACTTTTTGTGCTATGTCTGCAGCAAGACCTGCTCTGTCTTTAAATACACTGGCAGACTTCATTTTTTGTTTGAATAGACTGATGCCCGTTTGTACTGCTCTACGATCTACTGTTTTACTCTTTATATAGTCAGTAAATCTATTGCCAGGTAGTGAAAATTCTTTCTGTAATTCATCTATAATTGAATCTTCTTTCTGCATTTCTTTTGTTTTCTTCTTCATCTGGTCAATATATGTACGATATATCTTTGCTTCAGCAGACTTACCCATTTCTTTTGCTCTTTGTTCCATAGCAACAGCAGCTTGAATTTTGTGTGCGTGTGTCTTACCCGAACTCTTTATCTTACTTACACTTGCTCTTGCAGTTTCTACATCTTTAAATCCAAGACCTTTGATAGTACCCTTTGGGTTCTCATCTGTATATAAGTCAGAATGTTTATCTGAACCTGCAGGTTGACCTTTCTTTCTAGGTATTCTTGGTGCTTCATCAAGTGTTTGTAAATCATACAACCATGCCTTCTTAATCAATCCATCAGAGTCGTATGATACATAGTTAGAACCTCGTCTAATAACCATACCCTTAGAACCATCCATATGTTCTACCATGTCTCCAATATTAAATATTTTCTCTTGATGATATTCTTCTCGTAAATCGTTATTAATAAAGTTAGTAAAACTTTCTACTTTTTCATTAATACCCATTCCTTTTTTAACTGCATTGAATAGTGCCTTACTATCTGTAGCAGAGAGACCAACTACACCTGTCTTGAAACTTCTGTAGTCGTCATTCTTCGCCATGTCTCTCATCTTACTTGCACTCATACCAGTAACACCTTCAGCGTCAGGATCTCTTTCGCCTGATGATACAACTTTAACAGATTTGTAATTGTAATCTGTACCATTGTATTTGTCTGCAAGTTTTTGAAACTCATTAATTCTATCACTACCAGCAATCATAATAATTTCACCATACATCTTATCGTAAAACTTTAGTATCTCCATGAATGTTCTTTGTGTGCCTCCAGCAGCCTGTATCTTATTTTCAGGAAACATCTTCTTCATAAATTTAACTTTAGTTTTTACATCTAATGGATTCTTTCTTTTGTCAGTAGAGGCACTAGCATAAACAATGTGATTAGCATTGTTCTTTCGGGCTTGTGTAATCACTTCCTTCATAAGTTTACCGTGGCCAGTAGTAGGAGGGTTGAACCTACCAAAAGCGAAAATCAGTTTGTTGCCTTTATCTAATGCCTCGTTGACTGCCCTAGTTTTACTTTGGGCATTTTCGTTTTTCAATGAATCTATTTCAGCGTCTGAAACTTCTCCATCGTCTAATATCTTTTTACATTTTTTATAGAATGTTAAGTAATGATATTTCTCTAACATCTTATAGATAACATTTTTAGGTAGTCTATTCTTAACACCAAATGTTCTAATCTCGTCTGGTGACATATCAGTATCAAATGCTGTTCTTCTTTCAGTATCAACTAGATCACCTATGTTGATTATATCTTCTAAACTTGCTTCTATTTCTTTCAATTTAATATCTAACTTATCTTGTAAGTTTTTAATCTCACCTGGTTTTAATTCTGATAGTTCGTTATAGTCAACTATATCTCTTTTGAGTTCACCCTTAACAACATCTAATTCTTGTACTTTCTTTTCAAAGTCTTTTAGATATAAGTTTATATCAAAATCAAAATCATCTGGTCGTTTAATAAACTTGTTACCTCTAATATCAAATACAGCATCTGCCTTAGAGTTTTGGTCATCATAAGTTTCTTGATCTGTAATGAAATAATAGTTAACAGGATGTTGTGAACCTGGTATATCTTTACCTTGAATATTATCAGGATTACTTACAGATAGATATTGTTTCGATAATCTTATTCTTTCATCTTCTGCCTTATCAGCAGGTACATCAAATAGAACATTGATATCTAAGTCAGCGTCATTTCTATATCTCTTTGTAAGAATAGAACCTATCAATGCAATTTTGATAACAGGATATTCTGTTTCGAATTCTTTAATCTGATTTTCAATCATATCTAATACTGATTGTTTTATCTTAGGATTAGAAGTATTAGCGTCATCAAATACAAGAGGGGCATATACACTTCTAGGAATATCTATGATTGATTCTCTTAACTGTTTAAATGTTTTCATTTTCTATGCCTTTAATAATCTTATCTGCGATATCTTTTGGTTCAGAGCCTTCTGCCTTAATCTTTAAGAATGTTTTATCAATATCGTTTGAACTGTCTTTTTCTAATTGTCTTAGAACTGGACCAGTTTCTTTTTCATACACACCTATTCTATTCTTAATAATCTCTGGTTTGTCATCTTTTCTACCACGAGCAGATAATCTTTTAATAACTTCTTTTTCTGATACATCAAGAAAGATAACATAATCATATTTGATATCTTGATCTTTCATCTTGTTTAACTGTTCTATGTTTCTAGGAAAGCCATCAAGTATATAACCTGTTTCTGTATCAGGTTTCTCTAGTCTATCTTGCAATGCCTTCATCACATATTTTATAGGAACTAGATCACCAGAGTCCATAATCTTTGCAACTTCTGGATTTGTCTTTTGTAATTCTCTCATCATATCACCCATGTAGATATGAGGTATCTTAAAATGTTTATTTAAGAACTCTGAATAAGTTGATTTACCAGAACCAGGTCCACCAATCATTATGATACGAGTCATAATGGTATCAATCTCAATCGCTTCTAGAAATTGTTTTAGTGTTTTCATTATCCTTTTACCCAATCTTTTGCCATCGTAAAGTTAGCACGACTAAACTCTAATCTGTCTACAAGTTTAACTGCACCACTCTTTTTGATTGCAACATATCCTTCTGGATTTGTAACTTTGTATCCGTTCTTCGTTCTTAAAAATGAACCGATACTTTGTATATTATTTAACTTATCTAATAGTAAAGACTTTGCTGTTTGCATTGTAATATAAGTTGCAACTGCAAAGTATAACCCTTGTCTATTTGGTCTTAATATCTTCATACCAACTTCTAGTATTTCTTCATACTTTTGTTTAGTAGCGGCAGTCTTCTTACTATTTATTTCTTTTTTTAATCTATCTCTAAAATATACCTCGAAGTTATTTGCGAGTGCTTTAGTGTTCTCAATCTTTTGACCTTGTCTTATATATGTATTGAAGAATGTTTTAAGTTGTACACC